ATTCGAGCCAAGAAGCTGGCGCGTCGAGGGTTGTCACCAGACTTGACAGGCGCTTTGATGTCCTGCCCAGCCGCTTTGAGGCTTGCCCGTCCAGCAGCGTTTAACCCGCCCTTTGGGTTCTGTCCTTCCTTGCGCTGCCAGGCTGGTGTTTTCATTTCTTTTCTAATTTTGTGTTGATCACAGCAATCTCTTGTCGGTTGTGCATGATGTCGTCGCGGTTCTTTTGAATCTCTTTCTCCAAATCTTGTCGCAGCTTTTCCCTTGCGAGTTCAGCGCCACTGTTGCTGGCTTGCTTGTTGTCGCTTGTAACCACCAGGCTGATCTTGCTGTTGAGGATAGTCACCTCATGGCTGAGATTTGACAAGGCAGACATCAGATAGACAACGCAGGAGAACAGCAGCGGCAAGATCGCAAACGTGATCTTCTCAATTAGTGCGCCCTTGTCGTCCATCATTTCTTCTTCGGCGGTGTATGCGTCAAGGTCTTGCTGGCAGGCGTGTGCTTTGCACCTGTCATCAGCTTGCTGCCAACCTTGTGCGTGTCGCCCTTGTACAGCTTGCCATCAGGCAGGTAGTGTGGTTTGTCCTTGCTCATGGCTTCTTCTTTGCAGTTTTGGCGGCTTGCTTGAAGTCTTTGGCACTTGGTGCTGCCTTGCTGCCGACCTTGTTCATTTTCTCTTTAGAGCCAGCCTTGATGCGCTCCTGCTTGGCGTTGATGTTTGCGTAGAGTCCAGGTTTCATGGTTATTTCCTTGAGAGTAAATCTGTCTTGGCCTGGCTCCCGGCGCTGGAGCCAAAGTAGTAGGCAATGATGCCCGTCCAAGCTGTGCCTAGACTGCCCAGCATCATCAGGATGGCGGGGTTTGCGCTGTCAATTTTGTTGAAGAACATCATCACCATGATGGTGAAGAATCCACAGGTCACAGCAGCAGCCAGGATGGGCGGCATCATGGACCGGGTGGCAGATTGCATATCCCGTGCGGATTTCCTGTCTTCAACTTCCAACTTCTCAAAGTTGAGGCCCAGCTCCTGCGCCTGCTTTTGCAATTCAATCTCAGCCAGCTTGACCATCGCAATTTGATCTGCGGTGAGCTTGTTGCTGCTGATCAGGTCGCCCACCTTCTCGGGGTCAACGCCAATGGCCTTGGAGATGGCAGATACCGCCATGCCAGCCAGGGGGCCACCTAGTGCGGTAGCAATGGTAGGTGCGATTTGTTTGAGCCAATCCATTATCTATCTCCAACAATTTGCCAGGTCAACCAGGCCACCAAGCCAACTATGGATGACACCAGCGCAGACCACAAACCAAAATTCACAATGTCGCTAATCTCTTCTGCTCTCACCGCCTTGGCGTGAGCCGCTTCAGCTTCCGCTTTCTTGCGCTCTGCCACCATCCTGTTGCGCTCCAACATGATGGCATTCCACACATCGTCATTGCCTGACCAGATAAGCATCTGTTTCAATTCCGCTTCCGCATCTTGCAACTGCTTTAGCTGCATGACTGTCTCAAATGCCACTGCTGTATCGCTCTGCTTAAACCCCTTGGGTTTCTTCTTTACCGACTCTTTCGCAATGACATCCTTGGCCTCAAAGAACTTCATCAAGTCGCCGCTGATGGCGTTGATGTCCTTGCCCATCTTGATAGCCGCCTGCACACCTTTGATTGCTCCCTGCGCCACTGCAAATGCGGTGAGCGGGTCAATCATTTCTTGTTCCACATTTCGAATAACGTTTTAATCTTCTCTTCCAACACTGCCACCCGCAGGTCGAGTTTAGCCAGCACGATGATCAGCGTAATGATTGCCAGCAGGATGGGCCATGCTTTCGACAGGATGTCAAAGAAGTCCACTTCACAGCCCTAGAGCTTTCTTGACAAACTCCGCCGCTACACCGGGGCCAAACAGCACTGCAACGATTACGATGTAGAGCAGGTACTCCAGCTTTGCCATGCGCCTTGACCCATTGGCAAAGTTCTTCTGGATGCTCTCGTACCTTACAGCGCAAATCTGCTCATGCGTAGCCAGCTTGGCCTCCGTCTCGCTGATCATTTTCTCAGTCATGGTGCATCAGGCCAAGTGATTGTCCACGGAAATCCAGCTTGACCGCTGATGTCTCGCAGTGCCGTGCGGTAGGTTGCCCATGCAGTCTTGTCGGCAGTGCTGTCGGTGATCTGAGTCCAATCTGTTGCGGCTAATTTAGTGTTTCGCTCTGCCCTAACTTCCGCTGCCTTGCGGTCGTTAGCGCCAGCAGACCATGCTGCTTGTTCTGCTGCCCATGCCACTTCTTCTTCAGCCGTGAACGGGACATTGCCTTCTGATGTTGCGTGATAGTTTGGCATGGTGTGTCCTTATGAATTGGCAATGCCGTAGAGGCGAAACTTGCCAGCGTCTATAGTTCCGCCGCCCGTAAAAAATCTTACCCCTGTAAGGGCAGCAGTTCCAGTGTTCAAGCCACCACCTGAAAACCCCATTAGTTTTGGCGTGTCGTTTATGGTCACGCCTTGCCAGTCAATTATTTTCTGGAAAGCTGTGCTTGAAGGTGTGTAAATTCGCATGACAAAATCAATAGAATGACCGGAGGTGCTTGTAGGGTAGTTGCCAGTAATATTTATTTGTCCTCCAACGTTAATGATGGCAGATGTATAAGTGCCAGTGTCAGATCGCATCTCGTGGGTGTGAGATTGGTATGTGTTTGTTGTGATATACGAACCACCAATTTTTAACCTGCAATAAAAGTTATCGGTGGCAGAAACTGTTACGCCAGTACAAATAAGCAAATAAGCGTCATAGGTGCTGTTGAATGTCGTTTCAATATCCACCGTTGAGGAAGTAGAGGCGGTAACTGTTGAGATGAAGGCCAATGCCCCTGCACTTGGCGTTGTCCATGAAGGCAACCCAGACCCAGCACTCGTCAGCACCTGACCGTTAGTGCCTGCCGCACCAGCAAGCGTCAATGCCGTTGTCAGGTTGGCTGATGCAAGAGTCGGTGTTGTAAGTGTTGGGCTTGTTGCCAAAGCCACCACCGTACCCGTGCCAGTGGTTGTGTAAGAAGTGCCCCACGCAGAACCAGTTGAGTTTGCTATCCCAGCGCCAGGATATACCTGCGTTGCTGGTGCGCTAGATGTCCATGCAGTGCCAGTGCTTGTCAGCACATTCCCAACAGTGCCTGACGCCGTTAAGCCTGTGCCGCCATTGGCTGCAATCAACGTCCCTGCCAGTGTGACTGTGCCAGAGGAGGTGATGGGGCCACCGCTTGTCGTCAAGCCTGTTGTGCCACCTGAGACAGCTACGCTGGTGACTGAGCCAGAGCCTGGCCCGGTGAATGCCACTGTGATGGCACCGCTGCCGTTGGTGATAGTCACTCCAGAGCCAGCCGTAAGTGTCGCTGGTGTCAGCGTGTTGCCTGTGGTATTGCCAATCAGCAGTTGACCATTGGTAAAGCTGGTCTGTCCTGTGCCGCCGTTGGCAACGCCCAATGTGCCTGTGATGTCGGCAGTGGACAGGCTGACTGCATCCCAGGATGCGTTGGTGCCATCGCTCTGCAGGTACTTGCTGGCAGCAGAGGTTTGTGATGGCAGCAGGTTGTTGAGTGCTGCGGCTGCTGTTGATGCGCCTGTGCCACCGTCAGCTACTGCCAGGTCGGTGATGCCTGTGATGCTGCCGCCAGTGATGGTTGCAGAACTGGATGTGATTGGGCCTGTGACGCCACCAGGTGCACCAACTGCACCCGTCAAAGTCGAGATGCCAGTGACAGACAGGGTTGTGCTGGCTGTGATGGCCTTCGCAGCCAGGGTGGTGTTGTTGACAGTGGCAGTGCCTGTGGCTGCACCAATGTTTACGGCTGTGGCAGCACCAGCCAGGTTGACGGTAGTCGCCGTGGTGTTGACCAGGGCAAAGGTGGTGGATGGCGTGGTGAGGCTGGTGGTGACTGCTGGAGATGTCAGGTTGATGGTGCCTGTGGCTGTCAGCGTCCCGGCAACTGCCAGCGTCTTGCCAGCGCCAACATTGAGGCCAACGCTGGTGCCTGTGCCACCCGCCGTGAACAGTGCATCCACCAAGTCAAGGTCAGTGTTGACCTTGGTGCCCCAGGTGTCGGTGCTGGCCCCTACTTCTGGCTTGGTCAGGAGCAGGTTGGTTGTCGTGGTATCTGCCATGATCTATCCTAAAGTTCTTGCCCTTGCGAGCATAGTTCCAGTTTGTGTCGAGCGGTCGTCAGCCAGGCGTAAGTCATCAATGCCCTTGGTGTACAACGCCACCCAGACGGGTATGCGCTCATCATTCTGCAGGTAGGGCGCAGCCTGCAGCAAGGCACCGTACAGGTAGATGTCTGGCGCCTGGGTCAGCAGCCAGTTGGTCGTGTTGCTCACGCTCAACTTGGCAAGATCAGCGTAGTACACCAGCTCGTAGGCGTAGGTGCTATCTGGTGTCGGCAAAACTCTAAAATTTTCACCAACAATGGCGAAAAACAATGGCTTGCCAGACGACAGGTAGGTGGTGTTTTGCAAGGTGTCGAGACTGTTGAGCGTCTCGCTTTGCAATGGCGTGATGGGGTTGGTCCCCGTCAACTTCAGCGTCAACCCGTCAAGGAAGTCCGCTGGCAATGCCGTGTACTCGGCAGTGATGTTGCCCGTCCCTCGGACAAGCATATTCCTGGTTCGCAGGACGCGCTCAATCTGAGCCTCGGCAAGACTCACAAAGTCTGAAATTGCT